GAAAACCCTACAATAGATGATATCGCCGGGATAATGGCGCTATAATCAACCAGCACTTGGGTGACCGCATCAAGCGGCTTGTCCAGCGAACCAAGCGTCAACGTAGTGTTGGCGACGAAACTGGCCGGGTCACCCTGCATGCCGGGGATCAGGTATTGATACATTACCGCGCCCCTATCGCGAACAGACCTGCGCCGGAGTTCCAGCCACCGGGAAAGTTCCAGCGCTGCGAGCCATAAGTGAACATCCGCCGTATTTCAGTGCGGCAGGTGCCAATACCTTGATTGTACATGCGCCCGTGATATTGCGACCCCGGCAGAGAGGTATAGGGCTTGCCGGGTTGCAGCATCAACCGCATGTTGACGCCGTTGGCGAGGTAGTTCAGATATTTCTCCATCACCCAGTTAGGCGGCTGCGAGAACCCGTCCGAGTCAGTCGGATCACATGGCGTCAACGCCAGCATCGCCACCCATATCTCACTAGCGGTCGGATTGTCATCGATCCGCAAGATCGGGCATTTCTCCCCAGCATTCAAAAGGACCCCTACCCGCTGGGCACGCAGCAGCGGGTCCTGAGCCTCCGAGTACGGATCAGCCCCAACCGTCGAAAGGAATTGGGGTGGGCACATTGGGAGGTATGGCGGCACCAGAGGCTCGCCTACGGGCAGGGGTGAGCGCGGGCGATCCAGACCCATCAACCGATTAACCACGGCGTTCTGGCCGGTGCTAATCTGGTAATCATTGGTGTAGGGCTGGATGTAGATCGGAACTTCGAGTAACCAACTATCCGTCCTCTGGAACCAATCCTTGAGGGTGTTGAACATCTCCATGCGAATCACGCCATCAAGCGCGCCACCGCACGTCATCCGCACCATGTCGTTCAGGCGGGCCATGTTGGTTGTGGTCATGCGGCAGTCAACGTGGTTAGATGCGTCTGAAATTTCTGCACGAACGCTTGCGCCCGCGCATCCTGCGTATCGGTCACGTCGAGGAACTGCGACCAGCCGGTGACAAACCAGTCGAGTGACGACACGTATTTGCTTGGCACTGGCACCAAAGTTCCCTTGCTGAGATTGTAGCTGCCATCCGAATTGGTCGCCACGTCAGCTTCAGTGTAATCCTGCGGGTTGCCGTCGTCGGTATCGCCCTTACGCAAAGGTCGCTGATACTTAAGGTCGAGAAACATATCGGGCCGGATACGGCTCATTTCATGCAGGCCGATATTTAAAGCGAACAGCAAATTGCTGTCCGGGTAACGGTACGGCGACACCGCGTCTTGCAGGTTCAACCGCGCTATCGCCAGATACGCAGTAACGGTTCGATAAGTCTGCGCCATTTTTACCCACTGAGTAACTAGCAGCCCCCGGCGCTCTAATGAACGCCGAGGGCCTAGCAGGCACCACGCAACGCCAACAGGCAAGCGTTACGTTCCGGCAACCTGCGTAACGATGGCCTGCGCGAGCGCCTTGTTGTCCAAGACCTGTCGGCCATAGACCTGTAGGCCACGCAGGATTTGACCGAACGTCCGCTCGGAGCGGATGGTTTCAACGTTCGTCAACTGCGAGGCGAACGTCAGGCCGTGCGCGTGACCGGCAAAGATCACCCACTCGCCCGCCGCCAGACCAGCGGCAACGCCGTTGGGCAAGAGGTTGGAGGCGTAGATGGTGAACCGGTCGATCTGGCCGAACTTGCCGTTGCGCAGAATGCTCACGCTGTCGCCAGACACAAACACTTCACGCAGTTCCGAACGCTTGATCTGGAACGTCGCCCAAGTCGGCATAACCACCCAGCGCCCAGTCTCGGGGATATTCTGTTCATCGAGCGCCTGCCCCAAGCGCAGGAGAATGTCGATGATTTCGACTTGACCCGTTTGCGGGTTGCGGCCCACCGATGCAATCGGCGTGCCGGTGACGCCGAGGTTGATGTTCTGCGAAATGACCCCCGCCGTCAGCCCCATATTGCCGGGGTTGGCTTGGTTCATCAAGAACGTCAGCACGTCGGTATCGACAACGATTTTCATCTGCTCGGAGGCGTCATCCGACCAGAGAGACATATTGTTGATATCGGATTGCTTCTCGATCACGTCATCGAGAATGGCGGCGAAGTATTTGCCTTGGTCGATGGTCAACTCGACCGCCGACCCGGCTGGCCTCTGCAACGCAAGATCGCCGTTGACGAGGTAGTTATTGATGATCAGCGTCGGCTTGGTGCGGATTTTCACCCGGTCGCCGTAGCTCTTGATTTCGCCTTCGTAGTCGGTGTTGCTGATCGCTGCCAGAACTGTGGCGGCATAGAACTTTTCGATCAGCTTCCCCGACCAAATCTCGGGGATAAAACCGGCTGCTACATAGTCAGTGGACGTGCTGCCACTGGGGTAGATTGGAGGGGTAGTGCCGGAACCGGCAAGACCGAGGGCCATGATGTCACTCCTTGCATGTCGTGTTCGATTGATACGGATGTAGAACCGGCATCAAACGAGCGATCATCTCGCAAAGAGACTTACGGCTCGGTCTCGCTCTAACTAGCTGCCAGCGTATTAGGGCTGGGTTCTAGTAGCCAGAGATAGTTAAACTGCCTAATCAATTACTCTGTGAGTTACCTTATACGTCCCTCGTTACCGGCATCGAATATTTGCCGCTCGATTGCCGCCGCTTCCTGTTCACGGCCTGCGTACTTGCCTTGGGTCTTGTCAGTATAGAACTGCTTAATCTCAGCCCGCGTAACAATGCCCTTTTCCGGGGGAACGCCTGTCTGCCCGGTTTTGGCGCGACCGGGGGCAGCGAGTTGCATCAGGTCGAACTGTTGCGGGGATGGCGGCGGATTACCCTGTGAGTAACCGGCCCCATTGCCCAAAGCTTGACCATTGCCATTGGCTGCGCCTACCGCGCCTAAGAACGTGTTGAAGATATCGATTACCTGTCCAGTGGCGTTCGAGTTGTGGGCGGTGTTCAGGAACTCGCGCCGGGTTCGATGCGAGATCGGATCGACCTGATCCAGCCATTGCGCGAACTGCGGACTATTATTGATCGCATCCCATTGCGGCAGCGCCCGCGCCAAGTCGTCGTACATCTTGACGCGGGCGTCAAACACCACGGTGTTCTGCACCCCGCCAATCTGCCGCTTGACGGAGTTAAGCTCGCCCGCCAACTGTTGCAGGATCGGCTCATAGACCTCGGCGGCGCGACGGCCAACCACGTCCATAAGCTCTTGCCCATACTCCTGCACTTCGGCGGGCGTCACCCGGCGACCGGGGGGTGGGGGTGCGACGTTAAATCGCAGCCCCGACCCCTCGCCCTGCGGCGCTGCGGGGGGGCCGACTTGCGCCAACAGCCGTTGTTGATCGATAAGCGTCTGTTGCAGGCGACGCCGTTCTTCCGTCTCGCGGTCAAATCGACCTTTGAGAGATTTGAATTGATGCTCCCAATCCGCCTCGCTCTGCGGTTGGGCGGGTTGTGGGGGAGCCGGAGGGGTAAACTGCGGCACGGGCGCACGCGGCGGCGTCGGCTGAGCCTGCACTCGTGTATCGTTGGGATCGCCAAACTCGGGCGGACGCGGGTTGTTCGGATCGAAATTGGCAGTGATGATGTTCGGATTGGGCGGCGTCGGCGGCGGCACCAACGGCCTGACAAGTTCATTGCCGCCATTCGCTTCGTTGGCTGCTTTGGCCTGCTTCGCTTGTTCAATAAGCGCGTTGGCGCGGTCAGCCTGCGCCTTGACACCGGGAGGAACTGGCACGGAAGGATCGGGCGCACCCCGCTTGGTTGCGCCGCCGACTGCGTTGTGCCCTTGAACCGTGGTATTCATTTTCTGATCTTGTCCATCAAACTTTCGATATTGATAAAGTCGTCCCGTTGCTCTTTCATCCGCCGCCCGTACCCAATGGCGATAGCCGCCGCCTCTACTGGACTTGTGGTTATACGCTCCAACTCGTGTACCGTGTACGCCTTAAACGCCTCCACGAATGTCGCCCACTTAGCCGGGTCCACCTTGCTCAGGTCAAAGAGCGCTCGGATATATTCGTCGCGAACCTCGTTTGCCATTTACCCACTGGGCAATTAGAGGATGCGTCGGGGAGTGCTGACATTGGCGAACGGAGGACCGCTATTGATAATCTCGTCAATCATGTCTTCGTTCGACGTCTTGCCGTCATTCTGCTTGCAGTAGTTATTGGTCAGCAACCGGCCAAGCCCCTGTCCGACAACCTCCTTCGGGGCGTGATCCCATATCCCTTCAAGCTCAGCGCGCACGTTATCGGGGCCGAACTTGCGCTCGGTGCCAGCATCGGTGTCGCCAAATTCCTTGTGATCTTTCTTGCGCTCGGATGGCTTATCCATCGTAAATCTCCCAGTCGTTGGCGAGCAAGTCAGTCTGGCTGCATAGCCACGGCACAAGGTCGCCCTGCACCGTGTGAATATAGACGTAGGGCAACGTCATCTTGCTATCCTTGTCGGGGACCTGTAGCTCAAGGTATTGGTCCTTGCCATTCCACCCGGCTCGCGCAACCGTGTCGCCACTCTGTAGTCGTCTGACTGCCTGTCCGATATCCATCAGCCTGTCAATCCTTTCACCGCCCACATTACACATTCCTCAAGCTTCGTGATCGCAAGCGAACGCTCACGACCGGGCGGCACGCAATCTTGCAGGACGTTAAGCCCGTTGGCTCCCCAGTCCTTAATACGGAGCATCGCTTCCTTCTCTTGATCAGAGAGGACGCGATATTGGTGGCGCATCGTATTGTTCACCGTGCGCTGATCGCTTTCCGCCTTGAAGAACGGATCGTCGGACCTACCCATCTGCCCGCCACTATCCATCAGGTTATCGCCACGGCATTGGAGGTTACCGGCGTGCCGTTGCCGCCAGCGTTCACACCATAGATACGGCAGGAGATGTTGTGTGTAGCGTCAGCGGCGACGGTCGTATATGTCGTCGCTGTCTGCCCTGCAATCACTGCGCCGTCCCGCAGCCATGCCCGCACATAGGACGTGGGCGAGTTGGTCCACGATCCGTTGGTCGTGGTCAGCACTGCGCCATTCACAGCGGTGCCAGCCGGGGTGACGGCGGGAAGAACAGTGTTCGTAGGCGGCGCTGGGATGCTGTTGATATGGGCGGCGATTGCGCCCGCCACCGACCCAAACGCACTCATGTCCAGACTTGCATAGGTCGGCATGCCCAACGCTGTCAGGATGCGATTAAGCTGCTGCACCCAGTTCGGATGCGTCTCGCCAGCGGTCTGATCCAACGCCGTGGTGGTCAGCCCTGCCGCCAGCCCCAACGTCCGCAAGACGCTGTTACGCGACCCGTAGTCAACGTGGTAGGGGATTGAGACTGGCATCTGACTTACCCTTTGGGTAAAAAGAACAATACGCAAACAGTACGGGTACGAACACTGTACATCTAGGATAGACACATTCTCGCTACAGTGTCAACCCCTTTGTAACATTTTTATAACAATTTTTTACCTGTTTTTACCCACCTTTGCCCGATTGCCCGCCAATCGCCTTACTGGCGGTCTGCTTGCCGAACATCTTGGTCTTGCCACCCGAAGCAAACTTGTCGCCGCCACCCGGAGGGGTCT